TGGAAGATTAGAATCCATGTCCGCTTCAACAAATCCTTGACCCCAGCGATAGTGATCTTCAATATTAACCCAACTAGTAGTATTGTCGGCATTATCACGAAATAGTTCTATGTGCCAACAAATACTTTTCTTTTCAAGCGGTTTAATTAGATATACAGGCATTGTTGTTCCTTACAGATGTGAAATTACATTCTCTGGGCTAGACACTCCGTACGGATCTGGATTATCTGCACTTGATTCTGGTTCCACAAACATGTGTTCTACTACGCCGTTATTAATAACAGCCGCATAACGGCGACTGCGTTTGCCAAATCCAATAGCACTCATGTCAACGGTCATGCCCATGCCTTCTGTGAAAACCCCTGCACCGTCTGGAATAACTTTAACATTTTTAATGTTTAACGCACGAGCCCATTCGTTCATAACAAAGCCGTCATTAACTGAAATGCAATAGATTGCATCAATTCCCTTTGCTTGAAAGAGAGCAAACTGTTCTTCAAAGCCGGGTAGCTGATATGTTGAGCAAGTTGGTGTAAATGCACCAGGCAAGCTAAACACTACTACTCGTTTGTTAGCAAATAAATCTGCTGTGGTCTTGAATACAAATTCGCCACCAATGGGGCAACCACCGGTTACTGGAGGTTCATCTCCTTCGCGAAATGCAAATGTTACATTAGGTGCTGTCTGTGTTATCATATTATATCCTTAATTGTCTAAATCCATATCGCCAGCTTCTTTAACAAGAGCTAGTACTTCGTCTAGGGTGTTACACAAGATCTTAGCGTTGACATAATCGCCTTTCTTATTGCGTCCACCCGCTTCCACCATAAAGCCGTTGTCATATCGATTAATGGTATACGACTCGTTAATTTTTGTTAGCTTGTCGCCAAATGTTTTTACTGTTTTTGTTGTTGCCATTTTAAATCTCCTTATATTTGGCTTGGAAAGGCTCTGCATACGTTTGTATGTTGTCTGCAATCTTTTTCATGTCCCATGCATTGCAGAATTTAAGCATACGAATTCCTACTTGATCCACTGTCTTAGGCACTGCATTAGCCTTAATCGTATCTTTAATTTTAACTTTAACTTCTTCTGGTTGTGCAGTCAAATCGCATAACTGTACATTACGCTGATAATCTTCCATTACCCTGTGTTCTACACCATTGTGGTCAACCCAACGCTGAAGCATGAGATTGTTCCAAGAATATCCTTTGGATTTACGGTCTTGAAACGCTTCAGTAAGACCAACTTTATTCTTAGAACCTTTAGTACGCACACCGGGATATGCCGAAAACACATTGTCGCTAGTGTCGCCACGCATACACTTTTCGAATAGCATCCATTCTGGATCTTGTGCTGGCTTTGGCTCGCCCGTTTTTTTGTCTTTAACGGGTTTGCCTTTAGCATCAAAGATGCCTTCATGTGTAATATGTAAATCACCTACACCGTTATATTGACTAACTGTAGGACTTACCAATTGTGCAAAGTCGCCGTCTGTGCTGATAATAACATGTTTTGCATCCGGATGATTTTGTATCCAACCTGCAATCAAATCATCTGCTTCTAGATTAGGATGTTGCATTACAGTAGCATTAGTTTTCTCTGTAACAAACTTTTTAAACTCGTCAAATGCTTCCCAGAACAATTTATCTTCATCTTGTTCTTTTTGTGTCATAGCACTACGAGTTTCTTGTCTGTTACGTTTATAAGGTTCGTAAAAATCTTTACGCCACGAGCGACCTTCGAGACAGAACACAACATGAGTACCACCAAAGTCTTGCCATGCTTTTTTAATACTGTTTAAAGTAATATGAAAAGCCATGCCTAGTTTGATATCAGCACTACCTTGCACCACGTGTCTAGCACGAAAGAACGTGTTAGCAGTATCAACTATAATATGTGTCATTCAATTTCGGCTTTGCCGTTTCCTAACTTGTTTACATTAACAAAACCAGCACTACGAGTTGGGTCAAGTCCTTCGTCGGATAGCATGTTTCTTGCTAAGTCTCTAAACCAACGATCCACAATCTCTTCGTCCGGGTCACCATCAAAGCCGTAACCGGCTTGTTTTAATTGTACAACAAATTCGTCATTCCAGTCAAGTTCAAAGAAGCCATGTCGAATATTGTCTTTGTTCACTTTAGTGTCCAATACAGCAACCCACGATTCACCTTTGGCAGTAGCACGTTCTTTTGGAGTTAATTTAGCCTGCGCTTCATCTGCTTTGGCTTTGGTTGTTTCTAATTGAGCTTGTTCTTTTTCTGCAAGTAGTTTATCAATACCAAGCATCTTTCTAATAATCTGTTTCATTAAGTTCCCCATTCGTTTTTAAAGAGTGGAACTTGCAATCTATCACTATAACGCCATCCACGCTTCATTGCCATCAATGCTACTGCTTTGTTGTTTAATGCATATACACTTTCAACACCACCAACTGGCATTAGATATACATGTCCTTTAAAACCAGCCGCACGATATTCGACGACTGCTTGTTCTGCATCCGCTACATCTTGTTCATTTGTAACTACAAATTTTAAATATGCTGTACCAACTTCTTCATACTCGCAAACTACTTCTGGAAGAATTGCTTCTTCCCACTTCTCACCACTGCATGGAAGTTTAGCACTTACACTAAATGTAAGCTCTTTGCCTACTTCGCTATTCCATTTTGCTAGATAACTTTTAAAGTCTGGCGTAAGTTTTTGAGTGCCATTTGTTTCAAATGTAATCTCTTTTAACGCTTTCATTTTAGGATTGTTAAGCAAGTCTGGATATGCACGTTGCCATCCTAGTAACGGTTCACCGCCTGTAATAACAAGGTGCTCGTCAATCCACTCATTGTGCGGAATGATTTCCATAATACGATCTGTAATTGCTTCGCTAGTAAGCATTGGACTCAGGTCTTTAAAGTCTGGATGCCAACTGGCATAGCTATCACAGCCTGTGCTAACTAAAGGCAAGTCTTCATACTTTTCAAACGCTTTAATCATTTTATGTGTAGCCGCAATGTCAGTAGCTTCGTGACTATCTTCACCACGTGTCATACCAAATCCAGCACATTTAAAGTTACAACCGAATGTACGTAAGAAAACAGACGGAACACCCATGTACCGTCCTTCACCCTGTATACTATAAAATAATTCTGCTATTTTAATCTTACTCATACGCAATCCTGTTCATTTGCTAGTTTTGTTATTGTAACACGTTCTTCTTTGTTTTGTCTATCTTTACGAAAAGTTTCAAGATCTTCGATTGCACTTTTCAAAGTTTCAGCATAATTGAGTGCTTGTTGTTTGTTTAAATGCATGTTAGATTCGGTATCAATATAACCTTTAGTCAACAGTGTCCAAATATGATACCAACGTGTCTTTGACCAAAAGTTTGTGTGACTAGTAGTATAGACGGTTACCATAATGTCGCAATCATCTACTTCTATCCAAGCGTTATGATTGTGACTATCGTCTCCACAATTACAGGCGATTCGATAAACTTTGCTATCTCCCCAATCACCTGTTTTCATTATACCTTCAGCTGGTATTTGTGCGGTCATCGCAATACCTCTAATGTTGAAATCTTAGCAATCTTTTCACCAAAATCTTCGTCTTTACCTATGATGTAAATTTGATGCTGGTGATTATCGTTTCTTCGATCATAGCGACTAAACTCTACAATTCTACCACCAACTGCGTCAAATATTTTAAAGTGTAAAGTAGGATCGGTATTAATATCATTTGAGCTAATACTATTGCCACGGCTTAATTTGGGAGTAGGATAGCAATCTTGCTGAGTACTTTCTCTAGCGTTTTCCCAATCTTCACGTACCCATTTGACTACCATTCGTTTAAACCAGTTCATACTTCTTCCTCAAACCATTCATCTACCATTTGTTCTGCTTCGTTTTGTGTAAGAGCGGGAACAAAAATTCTAGCAGGATTCCCAACTGTGTGTTGAATGTTAAATTTAACTACACCTGCTGGAATACGATCAAAATCTCTTTCTACAACAAACTCTTGTAGGTTTTTAGCACGATTAATTAGTTGATCTGTTAAGTCTTTAGCTGTGGTCATCTTGGGGCAAAGTCCTGTTGTAGTTTAATATTATCGAAGAATTCTTTCTTTGTTCCTGCATCAGTTGTAAATGCACCTTTGAGTACAGTAGTCTGTGTTAAACTAGAGTGTGCCATAATGCCACGATTCTCGCAACACCCATGTACTGCTTGAATGTATACACCAACATTCTCACTGTCAGTGGCTTTCATTATTTCACGTGCTATGTCGTTACACAATTCTTCTTGTAGTGTGCCACGACGAGCACACCACTGAGCAATACGAGTGTACTTGCTAAGGCCAATGAGCTTTTGAGCGGCAATAATCCCAATATAAGCAACGCCACTGACAGGTTGGTGGTGATGACTGCACATACTGCGAAGCTCACTACGTACCACAAGCATTCCTTCGTATCGGTCTGCTGAATCGTTTGGAAATGCCGTTGCGTCT